CGGCTGCGGTCGTCGCCTCGCGCGGCATGTAGACGATGTTGCTGTTGACCGGGATGACGTCCGTGCCGGGGGTGGCACGGACGACGGTCTGGGCCGTCAGGGCGAGCTCGAACTGGTCCTGGAGGTACTGGGCCGGGACGAGCGCGCCACCAGCGGCGGTCGAGCCTTCGCCCAGGGCGCGGATCGCCGCCTCGACCCGGGGCGCGTCGGCGAGCTGCTTCTCGCCGAGGGCGTAGAGGACCTCGGCCATCTCGGCGCGGGTCCGCGGCCAGATGACCGAGCGCGTCCCGCGGTAGTGGCGCTCATCGGGGTCGTCGTCGTCGACGACGCCGCGCCCGTAGCGCCAGAGCTCGGCGGCAGCGGCCGCAACGTCGCGCTCGAGTTCCGCGCCCTTCGGCCAGCGGCCGAGGAACGCGGCCCGGATCGCGCGGGACAGATCCGGCGGCCCATAGCGCCGGAGGTTGACGGCCGGCGCCGGCGGGGCCGGCGGCGCGGCGGTCGGAGCGGGCTTGTCGATCTCGGCGACGGCCGAACGCACGGCGTCGCCGACCAGCTCCTTGAGCTGGTCGAGGGTGACTTCCATCGTCGTCTCTCCTCGGGAGCAGAGGGACCTCGCCGCCCGCGCTCCCTTCTCGGCGCGGCGAGGGATCGAATCAGCGCCCGACGAGGCGTCGGGCGAGGTCGGCGGCGTAGTCGCGCAGGAGGGTCCGCACGGCCGGATCTGGCGCGTCCGCCGTCACCCGCACGCGGGGTCCGGCATCAGCCGATCGGGCCGCCTCACCAGCTGCGGCGGCATCGCCGCTAGGTGTGGCGCTGGCGCAGAGCGCGGCGAGCTCGACCGCCAGGTCGTGGATCTGCTGGATCCGTTCCTGGTCGGCCGAGCTGTTCCGGCGGCCCTCGCGGAGCGGAGCCGACCGGGTCTCGTCGCTGACGGTGATGTCCTCCGGCTTGTCGCGGAGGAGCTTCGCGATGACCTCCTCGCGGGAGGGTCCGCCGGCGAAGTCGGCGTCGTCCATCTGGTGGACGCGGGACCAGGCGGCCCGCCAGCCGTCGGGGTCGACGCGGCCGTGGACCTTGTACGGCAGCTTCCGGCCGACGGACGGCGGCTCGTCCCCGCGGCGGTAGGCGTCCGAGAGCCAGGCGAAGTCACCGTCGTCGAGGTCGCCCGGGGTCATCCCCTCGGGCAGCCAGCCCCGCACCGCGACGACCCGCAGGAGCGGCTCGCCGACCCCGATGATCTGGAGGATCGGCTCGGCGTCGCGGCGGGTCAGGACCCGCGCCGCGGGGTTCGCCGGCGTCGGGGTGAGCGTGAACTCGACGACGGGCCAGCGCCGGATCTCGCGGATCCCGGTTTCGTCCGCCGGCCCGACCTCGATGAGGTAGTCGAGGGTGCCGTGGCTCCAGCCGAGGGCGCCGGCGCTGATGAGCTGGCGGATCTCGTCGTAGTACTCGTGCGCCCGGTCGAGCTGGGCGCGGACCCAGACGCCCTTGTCGAGGGCCCGGATCTCGGTCGTCCAGCCGACCGGCGACGGTCCCGGCCCATCGGCGTCGAGGCCGTGGCCGTAGAGGACCGGCCGGCGCGGGAACCAGTCGAGGGCGAGGTCCGTCGACGGCGTGAAGCGGGTCGCGTAGAGGTCCGCGACCCCGAAGGGGATCGCGAGGCCCTCGACGACGTCGTCGGTGCCGTCCACGAAGCGGAGCGGCGGGGTCGGTTCGTCAGCCATGGTGATGTCTCCCCGGGAGTACGGAGCCATCCCCGACCGCCCTCACTCCCGACCTCGGAGCGGCGGGGCCATCGCGTGGTGGTCAGAGCATCGCGGCGATCTGCTCGGCCGAGCGCCGCCGGCGGATGCCGTCGGCGACCGTCGCGGCGACGCTGTCCGGCACGGGCCGGCCGAGCAGGCCCGCGACGTCGAGCGGGACGCCGGCGTCGATGTGGGCCCGGACGACCGGATGGCGATAGAGCCCGCGGCCGAAGGCGCGGATGACCTCGGCGAGCTCGGGGTCGTGGGCCTCGCCGGCATCCTCGGCCGGTGACTCGGTCGTGTCCGTCGACGCTCCCGCCGGCACGGGCGTCGACTCGAAGTTGAGGACGCTCCTCGGCGTCGGCTGATCGCCCCACGGGAGCGCGCCCCCGAGGCGGAACTCGCGCCGCATCTCGTTCGGGGTCACGACGAGGGCGCCGACGGCGGCGAGCCAGCGATCCCAGCGCTCCTGCCAACTCACCTGGAGGGCCGGGATCTCGCTATAGTCCCAGGCCACGACGATGTTGGGGCCGAAGTCGCGAGCGACCCGGGCCTGGAGCGCGTCGCTGATCATCTCGAGCTCGCCCTGCATCGTCCGCGCGAAGACGCGCTCGGCATCGAGGGTCTGGCGGTAGACGCTCGTCGGCTCGGTCTCACCGACGAGGATGAGCGGAACCCCGAGCGCCGCACAGATCGCCTGCCGGCTCGCCCGACGCGCTCCGCCCCACTCGGCGTCGGCCGGCGAGAGGCCCATCTGCTGCCAGCGCAACGGGGTCGTCAGGATCGGGACCTTGCCGCGGCCCCGCGGCCCACGGAGCGCCCGGAAGATCCGCTGGATGAGCCGCTGATCCTCGGCCGTGACGATGGCGTCCTTCTCCGGGACCCAGGCGCCGGGCGGAACGGACCAGTTGGCGATGAGGTGCGCGGCGGCTTCGGCGGCGGAGCGGCTCGTCGCGACGTCCCAGCGGAGCGCCGAGAGCGGGGAGAGGCCGCGCATCGGGTTCGCCGGGTTCGGCCGCCGGATCGGGATGACCTCGGTGGCGTCGTAGACCGCCGACTTGTAGCGGTAGCGCGGCTCCCACCAGCGGCTCGGATCGGGCGCCGGCTCGATCGAGATGTCCGGGGGCCGGAGCCACCAGAGTTCGCGCGTCCGCGCGCTGATCCGGCCGCGCCGCTGGAGCCAGTAGGCTTCGCCCCAGACCGAGAGGCAGACGACCGACCAGGCCGCGAAGTCGTCCCAGGACGAGGCCGGATTCGGTGCCTCGAGGAGGCTGGCCAGGTCCTCGGCGACGGGATCGCCATCGGGCGGCCGGAGCGAGCCGTCGCGGTCGCGGACCCAGACGCGGATCGGGACGCGCCGGGCGAAGTCGGCCTTCAGCTGGAGGCACCGCGCCACGAACGGCTCATCGGCCGGGGCCTGGGCGTAGTCCCGGAGGACGGCACCATCGTCGTCGTCCGGGATCCCCATGAACGTCCGCCACGTCGCACTGATGTCGCGGCGCGAGGCGAGGTCGAGCATCGGAGGGCGCTGCATGATCAGGCGAGGAACGGCTTGGCGCGCTCGACGACGGGCTGGCGGGCGTGCCAGGTGGCGCGGTCGTGGGCGACGATCGCGGCGACGAGGAGGTCGATCTTGCGCATGCTGCTGCCCGTCTCTTTCGTCGGTCGCGTCCCCCGGGCGTCAGTCCGGAGGACGGCGTTGGCTGCGTGGCGCAGGAGCGCCGGGTGGCCGTCGTGGCTCAGGCGACGCTCGGCGACGGCCGAGTAGAAGGCCTGCCAGGCCGGCACCATCCGGCTGACCGAGTGGCTCGGCCACTCGACGAGGGGCCAGCCCGAGCTCGCCCACTCGCGCAACTGGCTCTGCCAGAAGGCCGGGTCGGCGGCGATCTCGCGGACGCGCCAGCGGGCGAGGCAGGCCCGGATGGCGGCCGCGACGTCGTCGGAGTCGACCCGCCAGTGGAGGTCGTCGACGGGACGCTCCCAGTGGCCGGCGACGACGAGGTGGGGCGTCTCGCTCACCGTCGCCGCGACGAGGGCCGAGCTGTCGCCGGTCCAGCTGCCGTCGAAGGCGAGGACGACGTCGGCCCCGTCCGGGATCGCCTGCGCCTTGGCGCAGGCCTCGAACATCCCGGCCGGGAAGGCACCGGCCTGCCCGGCGACCCACTGGTTCAGCCGCTTGGTCCGGAACTCCGGCTCCGGCGTCGAGCGGATCGCCGCTCCGAGGTCCGCCGGGTCGAGGATGTCCCCGAGGCCCGGGTTGGCCGCCGCCCAGGTCGCCGGGTCGCGATGGTCGGCGTCGTCGGGCGCCGCCCACCACTCGAGGTAGAAGGTCGGATCGTCGACCTCGCCGGCGGCCACCCGTCGGCCGTGCTCCCAGAGCCAGTAGCAGAGGGTCGGCTGACCGAGCCGGTCGTAGCGGACGCCGGCGGTCGTGATCCCAACCATGAGCGGGTCGACTCGGGCGCCCATGGCGAGGGCGAAGACGTCCCACAGCTCGCGCTCGATGACGTGGACCTCGTCGACGATCGTGAGGGTCGGCGACAGACCCTCTTTGAGCGGCGCGTCGGCCGAGAGGACCCGGAAGACCGAGCCGGCGGCTGGCTCCTCGATGGCGTCTCGGTAGAGCCTGAGGATCCCCGACAGCTCAGGATCGAGCTCGACCGCTCGGCGGGCCGTCCCGAAGACGAGCCGTGCCTGCGCCCGATCGCCGGCGACGGCGTAGACCTCGGCGCCGGGGTCCTCGACGAGGAGGCCGTAGAGGCCGAGCCCGGCCACGAGCGCCGTCTTGCCATTTTTCCTCGGGACACCGATGAGGGCGTACCGGTGGCGCCGGCGTCCGGTCCGCGGGTCGCGGGCCATGAGCCGGCCGAGCATCGCTCGCTGCCACGGCCGGACCCGGAGAAGCTCGCCGGCCGGCGCAGCGTAGGACCGTTTCGTCGTCCGCACGTAGTGCTCGATGAACTCGACGACTCGGTCGCCGTCGCCGGCTGCGACCCAGCTGTCCGGGACCGGCGTCAGCCAGAGCGGGCGCGGAGCTGCTCCAGCTTCGTGCGAGCCTTGACCGCCGCGACGCCGAGGCGGCCGCGGCTGACCGGATCGAGCCCGAGGGCCGCGAGGACCGCCGTCAGGCGGGCCGTCGTCCCCTCGTACGCCTTCCG